AAGTTAAATAAGTAAATAGTAATAGTATGAACAAGACAACAAAAATCTTAAACGAAGTAAAAACACTTCTCGGGATGGAAGTAAAACTTGCTCAGATGAAACTACAAGATGGAGTAACTGTTATCGAAGCAGAAAGTTTTGAGGCAGGTTATTCAGTTGGAATAGTTACACCTGAAGGTATAGTTCCTGCACCAGTTGGTGAACACATTTTAGAAGATGGTCGTATTTTGGTTATCGAGCAAGAAGGAGTAATTAAAGAAATTAAAGATGCTCAAACTGAAACTGCACAACCTGAACCTGAAATTGAAGTAGAAGTAGAAGCATCTGAGGAAGTATCAGGGCCTACTGCTAAAAAAGTAGTTGAAACAATTTCTAAAGAATTGTATTTCGCTGAAATCGAATCATTGATGGCAGAAAATACAAAACTTAAAGAAGAACTACAAAAATTAACTGAATTGAAAGCACAAGAGGTTGAAAAAGCAGAAAAAAATGAACCTGCAACTGATCCAATTGTATTCAATCCTGAAACTAAATTAAGCAAAAATACAAATAGCTTATTTAACAAAAAAGGAAATATAAACGAATTTTTAAACGCTAAATTAAATAAATAACAAATGGCAACAGATTTAACAGTAAGTAGCAACTATGCGGGACAGGTTGCAGGAGAAATAATCGGAAAAGCATTCAAAGAAGCAACGACTATTTCAAGAGGTCTTATCACGGTATTACCTGATATTGATTTTCAAATTTCATTAAGAAAAATTGAGTATGCAGATGGTCGTAAAGACTATGCATGTGGTTGGAATCCATCAGGTGCAATTACATTAAATGAAAAATTGTTAACACCTAAAAAAATCCAAGTTCCTTTGGAAATATGTAAAGAGGAATTAAGACAAATTTGGTCAAGTGCATCTATGGGATTTTCTGCTCATAATGACGAAATGCCAGCAGATGTTGAAACAGCATTAATTTCTCAAGTATTAGGAGATACAGCAGTTGGAGTTGATGAGGACATTTGGAATGGTAATGGTGCTACTTCTGGACATTTTGAAGGATTTATTCCTAAGTTCGAAGCTGATGGAGATGTAATCAAAGCAAATAACGGTATTGTACCAGCAGCAGAAGCAATTGATGAAGACAATGTACTTGCTGAAACTAAAAAAGCAATTGCAGCTATTCCGGTAGCAGTTCGTAAATCAGCAGGTTTAGTAATCGGTATTTCTGAAAATTGGGCTACTGCTTATAACAATTTATTGGTAACACAAGGAATAAATAATGGTTTAGGTGGTGATGACAAAATGATGAAATTTGGTCGTTACACACTTGAAGTAATTGATACGTTACCTGACAATACATTCGTAGCTTATGACAAGAAAAACCTTGCATTTGGTACAGGTCTATTGGCTGACCATAATGAAATCCGTATCAAAGACATGGATGAGTATGATATGACAGGTATGGTCCGTTTCAATATGGTATATACAGGTGGTGTTGAGTATGCATTCGGTTCTGAAATCGTATGGTATTTGTCAACTACAGCAGTAGACTAATATTAACCTATTAATTATCGAGGGAGGGGTAAAATACTCCTCCCTTTTTTTATAAACTTTAAATAATTTAAAAAATGGCTTGTGATATTTCAAAAGGTAGAGCATTACCTTGTACAGATGCAGTAGGTGGATTAGATGCAGTATATTTAATCAATGCCTCTGACCCAATCTTAGCAATTACTTATTTAACGGGAGATAATTCAGATGTAATTGATACATCTACAGGTTCTCCAACACTTTACAAATACGATTTGAAAGGTACATCTACTTTTAATCAAGTAATGACTACATCTCGTGAAAACGGAACTACATTTGTTGAGCAAACACTTGTTTTAAATTTACCTGTAATGAGTGCAACAATGCACAAAGAATTAAAACTTCTTGCTTATGGTAATCCTCAAGTAATTGTTAAAACAAATGCAGGAAACTTTTTCTTAGTAGGTAAAGAATTTGGATGTGATCTAACTACAATCAATGCAAATAGTGGTGCAGCAATGGGCGATATGACAGGGTATGAAGTTACTCTTGTTGCTCGTGAGAAAACTTTTGCTAACTATTTCGATGCTACAACAGAAGCAGCATTATTAACAGATATAGGTGGAACAGTAGTTTCTTAATACCTAAACAACGATAAAAGAGGGATGCAGAGATGTATCCCTTTTTTTATTTAAAACAAAAACACGGATAGTAAGTTATATAAGTATATGATTATCCTAAAAGAACAAAATACATCGCAGACTTTTAAGTTTATTCCGAGATATTACACTGGAGTGAATTTACGCTTAGTCAATGAAAGTAGTGGTCAAGTATATAGTTATAACGTATCTCCTGAACGTATAGGATATTACCATCAGATTACGCATATCGTAGATACTAAAGAGGGTAACTTTTACTCACTTACTATATTCGATGACGATGCGAATGTAGTTTACAAGGATAAAGTATTTTGCACAAATCAAGAAATCACGGAATACACAATTAATAAGGATGAATATGTACAAAAGTCATCTGACAACGAATTTATAATTTATGAATGATATTCACGTTATCAATTTAAGCCAATACACACAGCCTAAAATTGTCGAAAGCAAACGTAATGAATGGGTGGAATATGGAGAGCATAATAAATATTATGATTTTCTTATAGACTGCTATCAAAATTCAACTACGAACAATGCTTGTATAAACAACATTTCACGATTGATTTATGGCAATGGTTTAAGTGCTAAAGATGCAGGAAGAAAGCCAAACGAATATGCACAGATGAAGATGCTATTCGGCAAGAATATGCTTCGTTCTGTCATTATGGATTTGAAGATGTTAGGCAATTGTGCGTTTCAAGTCATATATAGCAAAGACAGAAAAAAGATAGCGAGAGTAGAGCATTTACCTATTAACTTAATCAGACCCGAAAAGTGCGATGAGAAAGGAAAAATAAACGCTTATTACTATTCTGATAATTGGGAGGATGTACGCAAATATGTACCGACAAGAATACCTGCAATGGGTACTTCAAATGAAAGTATTGAAGTCCTTGTATTAGGCAATTATTCAGTAGGGCAAAAGTATTTCTCATTTGTTGATTATTTAGGTGCTTTGGACTATTGCGTAGCAGAAGAAGAAATTGCTGCTTATTTAGTCAATGAGATTAAAAATAGTTTTTCGGGAACTAAAGTAATCAATTTCAACGGACTTGTACCAACAGAGGAACAACAACAAGAAATCACTTCTAAAGTGATGGGCAAGTTGACAGGTAGTACAGGACAGAAAGTTATCGTTTCTTTTAACAATAATAAAGACCTTGCTACTACTGTTGAAGATATAAGTTTGACAGATGCACCAGAGCATTATTCGTGGTTAGCTACGGAAGCACGGGATAAGATATTAAACGGACATAACATTATTAGTTCATTCTTGGTAGGTATTAATCAAGGTGGGCAAGGATTCAGTTCTACTGCTGATGAAATAAAAATTGCTTCAGTTTATTTCTACAATACAGTTATCCGACCATTTCAAGAAATATTATTAGACGGATTAGATAAAATACTTGCTTATAACGGAATTTCTTTAGACTTATATTTTGAAAGATTGACAATTATAGACCCTGAACAAACACAGGTAAATATGAGCAGTCAAGAAGAAATAAGTGATGAGGATGCAGATGCTTTTTTAGATGAATTATCAGGCGAATGTTTAAGTGATGAGTGGGAAGTTGTAGCGAAACGAGAATACAAAGATACAAACTGTAGTATTGATGAGTGGATACAAGAACACGAACCTAAAAAATCAATGCTTACTAAACTTGCTGATTATATTACTTCGTTTCCAAGTAGAGATTCAAACTTAGATAAATCAGTTTACAAAGTTAGATACGAGTATTCTGCACGATATAATAAAGACAAAACAAGAAGATTCTGTTCTAATATGATGAGTAGAACTGCAAATGGTGTAGTTTATAGATTAGAAGATATTGACAAAGCAAGTAGAGCAGGAGTAAATAAACAATTAGGTCATAAAGGACAACCTTATGATTTATTCAAGTTCAAAGGTGGTGTTAATTGTGGTCATTACTGGAGTGAAGTACTTTATAAACTAAAGACTAAAAAAGATGGTAAAGGCTATGTAGAAGATAAGGCATTAAGTTCATCTGAAGAAGTAGCAAGTATACCTAAATCATACAAGCCACGACCTTACGGAACTGCTGAAAGTAAAATCGCACCTTTTGATATGCCTGATAATGGACATCATCCTAATTATAGAAAATAATGGCACAAGCAATATTTGTAACAACAGAAGATATTAAGAAGTTCACTGCATTGAATGGTAATGTAGACCCTGACAAATTCATTCAGTTTGTAAAGATAGCACAAGACACACATATACAGGAGTATTTGGGTACACGATTATTTGAAAAGATAAACGATGACATTGTAGCTGATACATTAGCAGAACCATACACAACACTTCTGACAAAATATATTAAGCCAATGGTAATCCACTGGGCATTTTATGAATATTTACCTTTTGCGTCTTATCAGATAGCAAACAAGGGTATCTACAAGGGAGGTAGTGAAACAAGCGAAACAGTCAGCAAAGAGGAAGTTGATTACTTAATCAATAAACAACAAAGCATAGCACAACATTATACTACACGATTCAAAGACTATATGTGTTTCAATCAGGCATTATTCCCTGAATACTACGAGAATAGCAACGGAGATATGTTTCCGAATCAAAACACGATTAATTATGGCTGGTACTTATAAACCAAAACAAAGTAATATAATTAAATTACAAGCATTCATTAAATCATTAGCAAAATGAGAATCATAAAAAGAATCAAAGCAACTACTCCTCCTTTCTTTAAGAAAGTGAGAAATATTGGTTTAATAGTTGCAGGAGTAGGTACAGCAATAGCAACACTTCCTGTTAGTTTACCAGTTGGATTGGTTGCAGTATCTTCGTATTTAATTGCAATAGGCACAACTGCAGCCACTATTGCACAAACTGCTGAACAAAGATGACAATAGGAAGTTCTGAAATTTGGATGTTTATACTTGCTACTGCAACAGGTATAATTGGTTATTTCCTTAAAATTGTACATAATGATGTACGCAAAAACACGGAAGAGATAGGAAAGCAAAAAGGTAAGATTGAACTTGTAGAGCAAGAAGCACGACTTAAGTATCAAGCAATTCAAGAGCAGACACAACTTGAAATAAAGAATCTTGCGAAGAATGTCAGCGAATTATCAAGTGCAGTAAAACAACTTATTTTAGATAGATAATGGATAGTAATCGTTTTTTAATAGTGGCATTTGTGTTAATACTACTTATTTACACTACATTTATTATTAATAACGATAACAACCAATTAAAATGAATTTATCAAAACACGTTACCAAGCAAGAATTTGAGATGTCACCTACTGCAATTAGGTTAGGATTAGACAATCAAATGAACGAAGAACAGACAATCAAAGCAATTTTACTATGTAATAATGTTTTTGAGCCTATACGCAAAAAAGTAGGTCATCCAATTAAAATCAATTCAGGATTCAGAGGAAAAGCATTGAATAAGAAAATAGGAGGAAGTTCAACAAGTCAGCATTGCAAAGGTGAAGCGATGGATTTAGACTTACACGATAAAGATATTTTTGATTGGATAATTAAAAACGTTAATTTTGACCAATTAATTTGGGAGTTTGGAAATAATATTACTGCTGATTGGTTTCATATAAGCTACAAAAAAGAAGGTAATAGAAAACAGGTATTGCGAAGCATAAAAAAACACGGAGAAACTATCTACGTTCCTTATACATCTTATTAATAAGATAAAATAAATCATATTTCTATATATGAATAAAGAAGATAAACAGGCAAGAAAGGATTTGATTATCCAATATCTTACTGAAAATCCTGAAATACCTACACGAACACTTGCTACATTATTATGTAAGAATCATCCCATCGAATGTCATAGTTACGGAGGTACAAGGGAAGCAATCAAATATTTAAGAGGAGAATTAAGTCAGAAAAAAGAGATAACCGGTATGAGCATATTTAAACGCACAGAGGAACAAAAGAAAGAAGCAATGGCATCGCATAAGATACCAGAAAGTGACTACAAAGAAGTTACTCCTTTCATAATGCCTAAAGGAAATAATCGCATCCTTGTTTTGACAGACATACACATTCCTTACCACGATATTGAAGCCTTACAAATTGCTTTGGAATATGGTAAAAAACTAAATCCTAATGCTATTTTATTGAATGGAGATACTATTGATATGTATCAAGCAAGTAGATTCATTAAAGATAGAAGATTGCGTGATTTAGCAGGTGAATTGGAAATGGTGCGAGATTTTCTTAACTACCTTAAAGATGAGTTTAGTTGTCCTATATATTTTAAGATAGGCAACCACGAAGCACGATGGGAAAACTATTTACGAGTATCTGCTCCCGAACTATTAGGAATTGCAGATTTTGAATTGTCTTCTGTTCTACAATTTGGTGCTTTAGGTATTCAAGAAATCAAATCTACGCAAATCATTAAAGCAGGTAATTTAAGCATCCTTCACGGTCACGAGTTTGGGCAAAGTGTATTTAGTCCTGTAAACGCTGCGAGAGGTCTTTATATGAGGGCAAAAAGCGATTCATTGGTAGGACACCACCACCAAACATCAGAACATTCAGAAAAGGACTTAAACGGTAATGTTGTTACTACTTGGTCAGTTGGATGTTTAGCAGGATTATCTCCAGAATATATGCCATTCAACAAATGGAATCACGGATTTGCTTATGTAGAATTTGATGAGGTAGGCAATTTCATTGTTAATAACCATAGAATAATAAATGGTCAAGTTAGATAATATCATATATCTTTGAAACGTTAGTTTTTCATAGTTTGTTTGGTTAGTTTAAGTCCCCTTTCAG